CTACTCGGCCATGGGCGCGCAGCCTTTGCGCCAGGATGTAAGGCGGTCTTTCCCCTTCGCGGGCATCTTGTTCGAGGAATACCGGGGGACGGTGACGCTCTCGACCGGCGTGGCCGAACGTCTGATCCCGGTTGGCGAGGGCATCGCCTTCCCGATCGGCACCATCGACACGTTCACCACTTACGGCGGCCCGGCCAACCAGATCAGCCTCGCCAACACCATCGGCCTGCCGCTTTATGCCCGGCAACTGATGGACGAGAAGGATCGCTGGATCAACATCCTGACCGAGGCCTCGATCCTGCCGGTCAACAAGCGGCCCCGCACCGCGATCCGCCTGTTCACCTCCAACTGATCGGGACCGGAGACATGAACGCCTTCGCCACCGCCATGAACATGATCTTCGCCGATGCCAACATGGCGGTGGATGCCACTTGGTTTGCGGGCGGCACCGGCACGGGCATCGCCGTCCGGGTCATCCGCAAGTCACCGGACGAGATCACGCCCTTCGGCGCTGGCCGCATCCAGTCGGAAACCACCATGTTGGATGCCCGCATTGTAGACATGCCGACACCTGCGCCAGGCGACATGATCCGGATCGGGCCGGAGGACTTCATCCTGCAAGGCGAACCAAAGCTCGACCGCGAACGCCTGATTTGGACCCTGAATACGAGGACGCCATGAAACTGAACATCAGCTTCACCCCAGACCTCGTTGTTCTGATGCGCGCCGAAGTGGCGGCGGGGCAAAAGGCGGTCTCCATCACTATGGCACAAGCTGGTGCCGGTCTGAAATCTGCCTGGCGAGGGCAGATCACCGGCGCAGGTCTCGGCCAGCGCCTTGCCAACGCCATTCGGTCGCAGACTTATCCCAAGGGTCGCAACAGTCTGGATGCCGCAGCCCTGGTCTGGTCCAACGCGCCGGTGATCATCGGCGCACATGACACCGGGCCGCTGATCCGCTCAGGCAGTGGCTTCTGGTTGGCCATTCCGCTGCCCGCCGCTGGCAAGGCGCTGGGTGGCAAGCGCATCACGCCCGCGATGTGGGAGCAAAAGACCGGCCTGCGCCTGCGCTTCGTCTATCGCAGCCGGGGCCCAAGCCTGCTGGTTGCGGACGCCGTCCGGCTGAACACGCGCGGCCAGGCTGCCGTCTCCAAGTCGAAAACCGGACGCGGTCAGGTCACCGCGCCGATCTTCCTGCTGGTGCGGCAGGTCAAACTGCCCAAACGGCTGGATCTGATGCGAGATGCCGAACGGGCGCAAGCGGCCATTTCGGGCAGCATCGTGCGCAATTGGGTCGAAGATCATCTCTGATGTCCAGCAAACGCGAACTGGTTCTGTCTGCCCTGCACACCCGGCTGCAGACCCTTGCCGCTCCGGTGCTGCGCGGTGACGTGCTGCCCGAGCGCATTCCGGCCAACGGCCTGATCATCCTGCGCGATGGAAAGCCAGGCGAGCCGGAGGTGACGCTGTCGCCGCTCACCTATTTCTATGAGCATCGGGCGGAGCTGGAGGTGGTGATCCAGGCGGGTATTGGACGCGATGCCCTCTTTGACGCGCTGACGGCTGATATTGGCGCGGCGCTGGCCGCTGATCGCACGCTGGGTGGTCTTTGCGATTGGGTCGAGGCTGAAGCTCCCGAGCCGGTCGATCTACCGATTGAAGGGGCCGCTGCCCTGAAAGCGGCGGTGATCACCATCGTCCTGCACTATGCAACAACCGATCCACTGATCTGATTTCCCTCACAAAAGGACACTGACATGGCACGCGCACAAGGAGCGCGGGCGCAGATGGCGCTTGCGTTCGAGACAGTCTACGGCACCCCACCCGGGGCCGGATTTACCCAGATGCCCTTCATCACCTCATCGCTTGCGGCCGAACAGCCGCTGCTGGCATCCGAACTTCTGGGCTATGGCCGCGATCCCCGCGCGCCCTTGCTGGATGCGATCACCACAGATGGCGATGTCGAGGTGCCCATCGATGCAGTTGGGTTCGGCTTCTGGTTGAAGGCGACCTTCGGGGCCCCGACCACCGCAGGCACAGTCGCGGCGACCGGGTCGGTCATCTTTTCGGCGCAGCCTGCCGTCAACGCGACGGTGACTATCAATGGCACAGCCTTCACCTTGGTGGCTTCGGGGGCTGTCGGCAACCAGGTGAATATCGGGGCCAACCTTACCGCTACGATGACAGCACTCGCCGTGGTGCTGAATGCCAGCGTCGTCGCCGGGGTGGCACTTGCGACCTATACCGGCACGGCGTCAGCGCTGAACATCGCGTTCGATGTCCTTGGCATCACTGGAAACACCTTCACGCTGGCGGCGTCGATTGCGCCCGCCGCCAATGGAACGGTGTCGGCGGCAACCCTGACTGGCGGTTTGAACGCCCACACCTTCCTGTCAGGAAATTGGACTCTGCCCAGCATGTCCATCGAAGTCGCCATGCCAGAGGTGCCGCGCTTTGCGATGTATTCCGGATGCGTCCTGGATTCGCTTTCTTGGCAGATGGAAAGGTCTGGGCTGCTGGGCGCCAAGGCCATGCTGGTCGCACAAGGCGAAACCATCGCCGGGGCCACGGCCGCAGGCACGCCAGCTGCCATCGCGTTGAAGCGCTTCGGTCACTTCAACGGGGCGATCAAGCGCGATGGCTTGGCGCTGGGCAATATCGTTTCGGCCGATCTCACCTATGCCAACAATCTGGATCGGATCGAGACCATCCGCTCGGATGCGAAGATCGACGGGGCTGATCCGACCATCGCGGCGCTAACCGGCAAGATCGATGTGCGTTTCGCTGACACCACGCTCCTGACCCAAGCCATCAACGGCACGGCTGCAGCGCTGGAGTTCAGCTACCTGCTAGGCAGTGGAGAGAGCCTGACACTCACCGCGCATGCGGTCTATCTGCCGCGCCCCCGGATTGAGATCAAAGGACCGAAAGGTGTGCAAGCGTCCTTCGATTGGCAAGCCGCACTGGCCACCAGCCCAGCGCGGATGTGCAGCGTGGTGCTGGTCAACAGCTTGGCAGGTTACCCATGATCCGGATCAATCTTTCCCCCGAGCCGCAATGGCTCGACCTTGGCCATGGCGTACGGCTGCTGCTTTTGCCGCTGACCACCGCGCTAATGGTGGCGACACGGTCCGACATCGCCGTGCAGGATCTGGCCGCCGATGCAAGCAACGACTTTCGTGCGGCGATATTCGCTGCAGCCCTTGCCCGGCGTGCAGTGGTCGATTGGGACGGTGTCGGCGATGCCGATGGCGCTGTCATCGACGTGACTCCAGAGGGTATCGACGCGCTTCTGTCGCTCTGGCCGATCTTCGAGGCCTTCAACCTCCACTACGTCAGCCGCGGCATGCTGCTGGACGCGGAAAAAAACGGCTCTGCGCCCTCGCCGACTGGCACTTCAGTGGGGGCGACAGCTACTGCCAGGCCTGCGAAACGCAGTGCCAAGACTGCCCCGCGCGATTTAACCAACCGCTAAGCCTGGACGGCTGGCAGGTCTGGGATCTGGTTGGCCGTCTTGGCGGGCAAATGCGGGTGGCGGGAAAAGCCGTGCTGGGCTGGGACATGGGCGCTGCCTTCGGCCTTTCCCGTGCGCTGGGCCTGAATCCCATGGTGGTGGCGGAACTCCTTCCGGAGCTGGAGGCGGTCATGGTCCGCCGCATCAATGAGAAGATCGGAGAGACTGATGGCTGAAAAGCGCGTTTCCGTCCGCCTCGCGGCGGTCGGCGGCAAACAAGTGCGCGCCGAGTTGGAAGGTGTGGGCGACGCCGGGGTCAAGGGCTTTGGCCGCATGTCCAAGGAAGCCGAGATTGCCAATGCCAGGCTGGCGGCATTTTCCACCCGGGTGAAGATCGCAGCCGCGGTGGCCGTCGCAGCTGCCGCCGCCGCTGGCATCGCAATGATCCGGTCCGGGCTGGAGACCATCGACGCGCAGGCCAATCTGGCGCAATCCCTCGGGACCACCACCCGCAGCATCCAAGTGCTGACCTTCGCCGGAGATCTAGCTGGGGTCTCCATGGACGAGATCGCGGCCGCAACCAAGAAGCTGACGCTAAAACTGTCTGATGCAGCGGGCGGAACCGGCACGGCGGTCGACGCGCTGCAACGGCTGCATCTGACGGCCACCGACCTGCAGGCTCTGCCGCTCGACGAGCGCATCGTGGCCATTCAGGATGCGCTGGCGGAGTTCGTCCCGCCTGCCGAGCGTGCGGCTGTAGCATCAGCCTTGTTTGGTGACAAAGCCGCGTTGGCCTTCGGTCGGATCGACAGCGCGACACTGCGCCAGGCTTCGCAGGACATCACCGATTTCGGCGTGGCGGTGTCCGATCAGGATGCCGATCAGATCCGAACTGCAGGCGATGCCATCGACCGGCTGGGCCTGGTCTGGCTCGGTTTGACCAATCAACTGACCGTCGCTGTCGCCCCGGCACTGGAAACGGTGGCGAATGCGCTGGCCGACGCCACGCGGGTGGGTGGCGTGTTTCAAACCAGCATCAGCTTCCTTGGCGACCACATTGGCGAGATCACCAGCATTGCCGGGGCGTTCGCCACCTTCTTTGCCGGACGCTTCGTCATCGCGCTAGGCGCAGCAGCACTTGGCGTCAGCGGCTTTTCCCTGTCCCTCACCGTCTTGAAAGGGGCGCTGATCCGCACCGGCATCGGTGCTTTGATCGTCGGCGCTGGGGAATTGGCCTATCAGTTCTCCAAACTGGTCGAGGGCGCTGGCGGCTTTGGCGCGGCGCTGGGCCTCCTCTCTGATCTCGCCAGCGAGGTCTGGGATCGGATCGGACTGGGCATCGATGCGGTGGTCGCGAGCCTGCAGGCCAGCTGGTCCG